GGCCAATCATAAAACCGGCAAACGCGGGCTGCAGGATCGAATTCCAGGCGTAGGACACGGCGGTCTGGATTCCCGCCCAGGCGGCCATGACTATGGCCCGGAAGGTGTCGGAATTTTTCCAAGCGATGACGATCAGCGCCACCAGGGCAACCAGGGCAATCGCCACCAGAACAAACGGGTTCAGGGACATAACCGTGTTGAGGAACGCCATAGCCCCGGCGTACCCCTCGGTGACCGCCGTGCCCAGGACGACGGCGATTCGATATATTTCGAACACCGCGGTGACTATTCCGGTCGCAATTGCGCTCGCATTCAACGCCAGCGTCACGCCCGCGATTGCAATAGCCAGGGGCGTCAGCCAAATGCCCCACTCCTTGAACCAATTAATTGTCCCCGACAGGGCCGCACCCACGACGCCCAGGGTGGGCAGGAACATATCCGACAGGACGCCGCCCACTGCGGCCAATGGCGGCAAGACCTCGCCGTTGAAGACGCTGCCCCACTTCGACAGGATCGGGAGCACCTTCCCCCCGATGAAGGAGACGAGCCCCTGCTGCAGCGTCCGCTTGAAGATTTCGATCTCGTAGGACGGGCCACTGCGCAGCCCCTTGCCCAGCTTGTCCGCTGCCCCACCCACGTCGGCGAAGGTCTTGGTCGCCTTGCCCGGGTCCAGCTTGAACAGTGCGGTGCCGAGCTCCTCGGCCTGTGTACCGAAAAGGCCGACGGCCGCCGCGTTGCGGGCGACCGGATCCTTCATCCCACGCAGCTTGTCGAGGACCGTCTGCAGCCCGGCGGTGGCACCCTTGCCGCCCTTGGAGATCTGCAGAGACATGCCCTTGGCGGACAGACCGATGGCTTTGTAAGCGGTCTGGGAGCCGGCCGACATGTCGATCGCCCGGATCGAGAATTCCTTCAGCGAGTCCGCGACGATGTCGGTGTCGCGTGCACCGCCCTGGAGGCCCTGCTGGAACAGGCCCATGCTGGTCTGTGCGTCGAGCCCCAGCTTCTTGAGCTGCACCGGATATTCCTGGAACGTCTCCAGCAAGTCCTCGGCGTTAGGCCCCAGTTTCTGGAAGCCAACCGTGATCAAGTCAAGGGCGCTCGTCGCGTCCGGCGCCATCTTGTTCTTCAGGATCGCGGAGACGGCCTGCGACTGCATGGCCATGTCCGTGCCGAACGTGTTCGCCACGTCGGTGAAGCGAGTCCCGATGCTGTCGATCTGCTTGATCGAAGCATCCGGCGGAACCAGCCCGCCACTCACGATGGCACGGACCGCCTCGGCACCCTGCTCGAAGTTTTCGGTGACGCCCCGCGCGAAGAGTTTCCCGACCGCAGCACCTTGATTGGCCGCGTCCTTCCCCGACGAGCCGAGCTGGTTCTGCAGCGTCGTGACGATGTTGCTCTGCTCCATCGCCTGGTTGAACGCCTCGGTGAACTGCTCACCGATCTTCGACGCAACCTCGGTGATGCCGATCGCGGCAAGCGCCCCCTGAAAGGCTCCCTTGAATCCGCCGCCTGCACTCTCGCCGGCCTGCTGTCCGCTGTCCGCTGCGGGCCCTACGAGCTGGGCCTTCAGCTCGTCGCTGATGCCACGCACCGAGGGAATGATCTGGAGCGTGGCATATCCGACATTTGGCACGAGATCCCCCTATTTAGTTGTCAGGTGATCTCGCCTCGGGCAATGGCACTGCGTCGTTGCGCCGCGCGTTGCTTCGCGGCCTTGCGCTTCGCGATCCGCTCCGGACTGTTCTTGTCGGCGCCGCGGGTAATGCCGGGACGGGGCACGGGCTTCGGCGGCTTGGTCTGCTTGCTTTCCTTCTGTCCCTCGTTCTGCCGCTGCCAGTTTGCTGTCCGCAGCTCGTCGATTGCGAGCGCCTGCAGGTGCTCGCCGAGCCCCCACAGTCCGTCCTTGTCGCCCCGCGCGAGACGAACCCGCGCACCTGGAGGGAGTTGTCGGATGTACCCGCCGAGCTCCCGCCACGTCAGCAGCGGCACGCCCCGACCATCGCGGCGGAAAAGGTCGGAGAGCCGGATGCCGTATACATCCCGCAGGTCTGCTTGGACTGCCTCGCCGTGCTCCCTCAGGAGGTGGACGAGGCCCCGGATTCCCCCGACTCGATACCGCTGTGCTTCTGGTAGGCCTTGAACAGGGCCTTCATCTTGTACTGCGGCAGGGGCGTTTTGTGGAACTCTTCCCAGTCGTCGCCGAGCGCCGTCTTGAAGATGCCGGCCATAGCCCCGGCGTCTCCGCCCTCAGCTGCGGTCATGAGCGGCCAAACGTTCAGCGCCTCCATGTGCTGCATGCTGAGGCGTCGGTTCGGGTCCTCCTTCGAGGCCCACAGGAAGCGGAAGGGGCGCAGGTCGGATTCGGCCTCGACGGCATTGAGGTTGAAGTCGAACACCTCGTCGTCGGCGGATTTGCTGGTCGCGGTTCGTGTGGTCATGACCGGTCTTCCTTCTTCTCTTCAGGCTTGATGATCTGGACTGCGGCGGCAAGGAGAGTCAGCCGGACGGTGCTGACGCCGTCGGGGTTGAGGCACACCTGCATCGGTTCCGTGGCGACGAGCCAGGGGAACGTTTCGCCGTCGATGAGGATCACGCCACCCGGCTGGACGACGATCTCCTGGGCGAGCTGCGGCTCGCGCGCCTGCGTGTGAGATCCTGCGGCTCGCCGCTCTTCCAGCAGGGCAGCCACCACGCGGCTCCGCATCGCCTTCGGCAGAGGCTCACCCGCCTGCACCAGGCCCAGCTCTTCAGCCTTTGCCTGAATGTCCCCGTCGGTGAAATGCAGCAGCACAGCGTTTCTCCCTGTCGCGGTTCGGGTGGTGCACCGGGGCGCGGCCGAACCGCGACAGAACTGCCACGCCCCGGCGGTATCAGGCGGTGACAGTGACCGCGCAGGTGTCGGACTGCCCGTTGTACGAGGCAGTGACGGTCGCCGAACCGGCGGCGACGCCGGTCACGAAGCCCGCCGACACGGTGGCCTTCGTGGCATCCGACGTGGACCAGGCCGCGAGCGAGGTGACGTTCTGCGTCGTCGCGTCGTCGTAGGTGGCCGTAGCCGTGAGGCCGTCGATCTCGCCGTCCGCCACGGTCAGGGTTGCCGGCGTGACCGACAGGGACGCCAGGATCGGAGTCGACTGGCGGTTGAACAGCACACCCGGAGTGGTTGCCGTCGGGAAGATGGTGGCGACGATCGCAGCCGACTCGAGGTCGGTTTCGTTCTCGCCGTGGTCCCCGTCGAGGGAACACTCCGCATGGTCGGCGGTGATGAGGCGGCGAACTTTGTCGCCCTCACGGGTCTCGAAGGCCACCAGCACTTTCGCCGGCCGGGGCACCACGATCTCCGTGTCCGAGCTGCCGGGCCAGACGAGCTGCCGGGTTGTGGCGTTGTCCTCGAGGCAGGTGAACCCCTTGGTCAGCTTGAAGTGCTGACGGCTGGTCCTGACGAGAATGCCGCCCCAGGCGAACTTGTCGTCGGTGTCCTCGTCGCGGGACTCGGGGAATCCCTCGTCGCCGTCGAGGAGGCCGACGAGGTGCCAGGCACCACTGAACGGGGTGTTCGCGTCGGCGGGGCTCGGGGCGGACAGATCGAAGGACACGTACACGTCCGCGTCTGTCCACAGGTTCGCCTTGGTGGGATCGCCGGACATGGCGTCCTCCTTCTGTGAGTGGAGCTTCAGGGAGTCGCGGTTCGGCGAAGCGGTCAGGCCAGTTGCGGCTTGACGTTGGCGAGCAGTGTGAACGTGCTCAGATCGACGGCCGACGCAGCCCGGTCAACACCCGTGTCGACCGTTGGGAGTGGGCCGGTCGCCGGACGACAGCCACGGATGACAGGGCCCGCGTGGACGAGCAACAACCCCTGGCAGAGCATCGCCAGATCGTGCGCCTGGTCAGGGTCCTCGTGCCAGATCGTCACGCGCAAAGTGCAGCGCGAGTTGGCCATCGACGGATGTGGCAGGTCGGAGTCCTTGCGGACCAGGACATACGGCAGATGAGGAGTCTCCGGCGACCGGTCGCCAGGAACCCGGGTGCCAACGGTCACGCCCTGAGAGAAGGCATCGGAACGACCGGCCAGGGCATCACGTAGAACCGTGGCGCCTGCGGCCTGGACATCCGGGAAGACCGTCAGAGTTTTCATCCGGTCTCGCCCTTGACCTCGATACCCGCCTCACCGGCGGAGCGCGTCAGGATGCCGTCGCGCGCCTGCCAGGACATAGCCCGAATGTCGGCGACCGTGATGGACGCCGCCCCGCGGTCGGTTGTGTAGGTGCGCACGGTGACCGGGACGCCCTGGGGAACCTTGGCCCGCACGCGGGACATCACGTCGACGGCAACACCGTCAACCATCTGGCGCACCTCGGGACTGCGCAACACCTTGCGGACACCCTGGCTGTCCAGGCGGAAGTTCTTCAGCACGGCAGTCTCCTAACCGGTGACCCGCTTCACCTCGAACTCGATGTGGTGGACGGCGTCGGTGAAGAGCTCCGGCCAGCGGGCGACTTCCCCGTCGACCTCGAGCGTCATGCCGTCCCACTCGATGCGGTCTACCGCGGTGATGTCGGGATTGGTTCCTTCTTCGGACTGGACGTGCCAGCCGGTAACGACCGCGTCGCGGCGCTCGTCGACGGTTTCCTGCTGGATGCTGGGCTGGATGTTCAGCTGCCCTACCGTGATGCGCGCGACGGCGCCAGGCGACCAGTCCGGGAGGCTGTTGCCGGGGTTTCCTCTGTCGGACTTGCGGCCCGCGCGGACGCGCACCGCGGACTGGTTGAACATCATCAGGCATCCCCGCCCACGCGAAGCTTGTACCGGGCGACGGCTCGCGACCACTGATCGGAGACGCCCACCGACGCCTGTGCGCCGAAGGTCACGGACTGCCCGCCCACAGCGCGGGACTGCACACCGGGCACCACCGTGAACATGGCCCGGGCCTGATCGATGACGACTTCCTGGATGTCCTCAGGGATCACGGCGTAACCGTGGTCATAGGTGACCTCGATACACCGCAGCCGATCCGGCCACCGACCGCACCCCAGGCGCCGCAGATAGCCATTCTCCGACCAGGAGAAGCCTGATCCCTCGACCAGCTCCTCGTCATCAAGGAGCACCCGCGACACCGCGACAACGTGCGTCGCCGGCAGGAGGATGGACTCGCGTCCGTTTCCGTCCAGCGTCACAGGGTCCCCGGTGACCAGTCCGACCGAATGGCCGACCGCCCCCCGGAAGCGACGGCTTGCGGCGCCCAGGGCAGCCAGGAGCTTCGGATCAGTGACCGGCTTTCCCAACCAGATCGCCAGATCCAGCGGGTCGGCCAGGTAGTCAGTCGCCACCACCCGCACCGCCCTTGGTGCTGGCGCCACGCGGCGTGCGCGCCTTGTTCGCCGAGGTGGCGCGCGCCTTGTTCGGGGCGGCAGGAGCGGCCTTCTCCTCGACGACCTTCGGCGGGGTCTCCTCGTCGGGCTGCGCCTTCGGGGCGGCGCCTCCGACCAGATCGCCTTCGGTGAGCCCATGGCGGGCGGCTTCAGCGTCATTGAGCTTGATCACAGTCCGGGCGCCGGAGGACGTCGTGACGTTGTACTTCTTCAGCGGGCCGCCCATGACGGCCACCTCCATCATCTGGTCGAAGGGGACAGCGTCTGAGGGCGGCCCGCATGCGGCGTGTTCGGCGCCGCACACGCACCGCCCTCGTGACTGCCGCGGGCGGAACATCAGGGCGCGAGCTGCCCAGACGCGCGCATGGCGGCGAGCAGCGCGTTGACCTTGGTGCGCATCGCCGCAACGTCGGCGAGCAGCGCGTCGTGCTCGGCCTTCGTCGGCGCCGAACCGACAGTCGCCACGGCGGTTGCCGCGGCGACGTTGGTGACGGCCGACGTCTGCTTGCCCTCACGGGCGGCGCCGCCTGCCGGGTTGAGATATGCCATGTCAGCCTCCTCAGGCAGTCAGGTCGATCTCGACGAAGGCGTTCGGCTGGATCACACCGAAAGCGGCGCGGAGCTCCGCCAAGATCGCCACCATATTTCTCACAAAAAAGTCGGCGTGACTGTCGGTCATGGTGATGGACGCCTGCTCGCGGTCCCAGAGGATCGCGCGCCGGAAGTCACCGACATAGCCGGTACCGGCCGGAACGGCCTCGGTCTCGATGACCGGGAGCCCCCACAGCACGGACGCGGAGCCGATGCCGCCCGGGCCGCCGAAGTAGTACCGGCCCTCGTTGTCCTGGAGGAGGTCGATGGTCTCGACATCCGCCGGGTTGAGGAGGTACGCGTTCGGGACGGCACGGCCGACCGTGCGGACCTTGGTCTTCGCCTTGCGGGCCGTGGTCAGCGCGTTGGTGTCCCATGCCTGCGCCTGCACACCGCTGACATTCGAGAGGCCCTCGAAGTTCTCACCGGTCGCATCGCCGGTGATCATCTGGTCTTCGAGCTCTTCCTCGACACCGTAGGTGAGGAACGCGTCGATGAGCGTGGTGATCTGCGCGGCGTCCGACAGGGCCCGCTTGGTCACGGGGATCCAGTGCGCGATCGTCTTGACCGGCGTACTGATCTTGATCGTGGTCAGTGCCGACTCGGGCTTGTAGCCACCGCCCGCATTCGGGACGAGCGCACCCGCGCCACCCGGAGCGGTCGGGGCCGCAGCGGAAGTCGCCTCAGCGACCGGAGCTGCGTTGTTCGTCGCGGACACGAACCGCGCATACTCCACCGTGTCCGAGTTCGTGGTGCCCGGGGTGACGACGTCGCGGAGCATCAGCGGGCGCTGGAACATCTCCGGGCCGCCGACCAGGCCCCGCCAGTCGGACTGCACCCACGCGCCGGCCGACGTGTCCGACGCACCGGTCACCAGCGACTTGTAGCCGACCGGCATCGACTGGACGCGCTGCTGCTCCTGGAACACGCCGTTCGGGGCGGTGCTCTTGAGGGCCGCGTACTCGGCGGACTTGACGAAGTGCGCACCGAGGCTGGTCTTCCCGTCGGGGACGATCAGGCCGTTCGGGGTGCGCTTCTCGCGCGGCCCCTCATTGAGGGCGATGCCGTCACCCAGGTCCGACAGGGCGGACCGCAGCTCACCGTCAGCCTTGGCCTGCTTCAGGCCGTCCTTCGCCTCGGTGGCCTTGGCCATGTGCTCGGTGAGCTGAGTCCGCTCGGCCTCTGTGTAGTCGCGCTCGCCGTCCTCGGTCGCCTTGGCGATGATTGCCTGGGCGGAGAGGAGGTGCGCCTTCAGCTCGTCGGCGAGCTTCTTGGTCTTCTCTGACATGGGGATTCCTCAATCCGTGAGCGTGGACGCCTCGACCTGCAGCAGCTGGAAGCTGTCGCGCAGGTGGGCGTTTTGGCGCAGACGGAGCGAGGCGTCATCGGCCTTGGCGGCACCATCGGGTGCTTCGCGGAGGTCCGGCGTGGTCTCGTCCTCAGTGCTGCTGGGCGTAGTAGGGATGGTGGTCTCCGGACCCGCCGGCTCGGCGGCCTTGGCCACCTTGGCGAGTTCCGCTGTGACGAGCTCGGCGACACGCGCCATGAGTTCGTCTTCGGTTGCCCATTCGGATCCCTTGGCGGGCGTGGTGTCAGCAGGCTGAGCGGAAGGCTCTTCGCCGTCGGCCGCTGCGACACCCGGCTGGCCGGGCTCCTCGATGGTGGGCTGATCTGCCTCTGTCTCCTCGGCTTCCTGCGTGCCGGCAGGTGCCGAGGCGGTCTTGGCCTTCTCGGGCGTGGCCGAGTTGAGGACTTCGCCGATGCTGTCGTAGGCCCCCTTCAGCGTGGCGAAGTTCGACTGACTCAGCACCCGGCCGGCCTTCGCTCCGTCTGCGAGACCGCGGGCCTTCGCGGCGAGGAGCTCGGTCTCCTGGTTGGCGCCAACCAGGCACGGGCCGACCTCGTGCAACTTCAGCTTGCGGAGCTCGAGGTAGCCGCCCCACTGCCGACTGTGGTCCTCCACCCAGGCGTCCTCCAGGACGTCGTAGGCGAAGGAAAACTGTGTGACGCGGCGGCCCTTCAGCAGCCGGTACACCTGGGCGGATGTGGGGTTGTCCGCCATGTCGTCGATCTGCCCGGTGATCTCCAGACCCTGAAGGGTTTCCACAGCCTTGACGACGGTGCCGATGTGCGCGAAAGGATCACCCCAGGCGTGCGACCAGATCACCGGGATCGGGTCGCCCTTCGCCGCCCACTCGGCGAGGGACTCGGTGAACGCGCCCGGGCGGACCACATCCCCCATGCTGTCCTCGTTGCCGAACACGCTGACCAGAGCGACGAACTGGCCCTCAGCCAGACCGTCCTCGATCCCTGCCGCCTTCACCCGAGCGATGAAGTCCTTGGTGCGCATCAGTCCTCCTTCGCTTCGTAGTCGAGTTCGCAGTTGCAGTTGGCGAGTTCAGCGACCCTGCCGCTTCCGTCGCCTGGCCAGCGCAGACCGTTCGAGAACACGTCGTCGATTCCGACCCGCTCGCCGTCCTGCGCCTTGTGTGACGCCCGCGGGTTCTTCCCGCCCGTCCGCCAGATCTTCTTGGTCAGCCCGCTCGCCGAAGCAGCGTCATGACCGCCGAAAGACCGGAGTTCCGTTCCCGCGGTGACAGCACGGGCGGCAGCCGCCGAACCCCAAGTGACCGCCGCTGTCAGCAACCCGTTGCGCCACCCGTCGCCGCCTTCTTCCTGCACGGCGGCGACCTTCTTGCGGCCCGCCTCCTCGTGCTGCCCGGCGTGCGTCTCCGCCGCAGCGAGGATCCAGGCGAGCATCACATCGGCCGACCAACCCTCGGCCGCCGGATTCCAGGTGGCCAGCACATCCCAGGCGCCGACTTGCGCCAGGCGGTAGCCATGCTCCGCAAGGAGGGCCTGAAGCTGTGCGATCCGGTCACCCGAACCGCCGTCCCACAGGGCCAGGAGGTCCGGCATGCCGTCTGCCTTGGTCACCCCGGCGGCGGTCAGCAGCTTCTTGGCCTGCCGCTCCGTCCACGTGACCAGCGCCGTGGCGAATTCATCACGCTCATCGTCGAACGTTCCCAGTGAGGCGGGCCGGGCGCTCTTGGTCAGCGCGCGGCCTCGCGCTTTTGGGAAAGCCCCCGCATCGGGCGCCGTATCCCGCGGCGATGCGAGCCCGCCCTCGGTGACGTTCATCGGGACGATCAGCTCGTCGCCGCCAGGCAGTTGCGGCAGATTGTTGCGGCCCCGCATTTCGTTCCGTGTCATCCACGGGCCGCCCGCCGCAGTCGATGCCGCAGCAGCCTGCTCCTCAAAGCTGCCGGCCATCTTCGCCTGGATGTTGAACTCGACGTACACGCCCTCGTTATCCGGCATGTCCGGCAGGAGGTTCGCGACGATCTCCTGCTGCACCATCTCGAGCCACGGACCGAGCGTGTCCTGGTACAGGATCTTGTGCTGCTCACTGATGTTCGAGTACGTGGCGTGATCCAGGATCCCGACCAGCGGCGGCGGAATATGGAACGCCGCCGCAACCTCTTCCCGCGTCAGCTTCCGCGCCTCGATGTACTGCGTCTGCTGGGCATTCATCGCGATCGACGTGTACGTCATGCCGTCCTCGAGGATCGGCGTGCCGCCCTCGGCGCCGCCGCCCTGAGCGAACGTCCGCCACATCTCAGCGAAACGCCTACGCGCTGTCGGCGACCACTCCTCAGCCTCGGCCGGCCGGGACAGGACGCCCGTCATGCGCGCGCCGCTCCTCCACATCTGGGCGCGCTGTTTGCTCGACTCGCGTTCCTCCAGCAGAAGTGCACGCAGCGACTCGATCGGAGACGACCCGTACCGCAGATCCTCCGGCGAATAGCCGTGGAAGTGCACCACCTCGTCCAAGCCGAACTGCCGTCCACCCGCAGCCTCGTAGTGGTCGGGCTGAATCCAGGTTCCGCCATACGGCCGGATCAGCGTCGGCGGAACCGGCAGCAGACGGTCCTGACCCGCGATCTTCAGCTTCAGCCAGAAGGCATCGTCGTACAGTGCCGAGTCCGCGATGAGGCGCTCGATCAGCCGGTACGTCGTCATCTTCGGCAGCGGGCTCTTCAGCAGCAGGGCCAGCGGATGATCCGTCAGCCGCTCCCGGTCCGTGTCCGACACCCGCCGGAACGTGTGCAATCCCAGCTGGGCAATGTTCCGCGCCAGGAAGCTGATGACCGTCCGGACGTGTGGTTGGGTTCTCCAGATCTCGGAGAACTCCCACGGCGCCGCCTGCATCGGCATGGTCGTATACCCGGTCGGCAGGGTGGCGCCCGTCAGTTGCAGTTCTCCGGAGCTGACAATGAAAGCCATCAGCCACCGCCGGTCGCGAGCACCTGCATGAACTCGACCTTCGACCGCTCGATGACGACCTCGCCATCCACCGGTTGACTAGCCCGGCCGGCCTCAAGGAGCTCCACATCCCGCAGGACAAGCAGAGGGCCACGCTTGGCCCAGAGGACACCTGAGAAGGCTTTGTCTGCGAGGTTCACGATCACTCGCCTGCGCAATGCGGTGCGACGCCACCAGAACACGGCCGCCCCCTTCGAATCGGGTTGGGCCGCAACCGCGGCAGTAGTTCAGTGAGTGATGCAGGTCAGACGACCATCAAGCCCTCGTCGTCACCGTCTTGTTCATAGGCGGACCGGCGCTTCGGCGGACGGGCCACAATCTCAGCCATCGCCGTTGCCAGCGCGGACACCCCATCGATCTTGTCGCCGCTGTTCGCCTTGTCAGGCTTCACGTTGCCCGCCGGATCCATCGCCACCGCGAGGTTGTCGACGCACCAACGGGCCACCGGGTGGCCGCCATGCTTCAGAGCCGGCGCCTCCGGAGTGCCCTGCAACGTCAGGCGTTGGATCTCTTTCATGACCGGGCTCATCGTCGCGAAGCCCTGCCGCACCTTCACCATGGGCGCCCGTTCCGCGACCAGCGTGTTCGTCATCTGGGAGGCGTTCCACGGGTCATAGCCGATCGACTTCACCTTGAAGAAGTCCCTGTCCCGCTGGATCTGTTCGACGATGAAGTCGTAGTCGCAGACATTGCCCGGCGTCGCTACCAGGAAGCCCTCACGGACCCACCGGGAGGCCGCGCCCGCCGTCCGCTTATCCAGGGCCTTGAGGTTGTCCTCAGGCGTCCAGAAGCGCCAGATCGCATCCAGCGTGCCGTCCCGGTCGTTCGGGAACAGCCAGCACAAGGCGCACAGGTCGGACGTGGACGCCAAGTCCAGCCCGCCCCAAGTCTCCCGGCCCTTCAACGACTGCTCGTCGAGCATGCCCGCGTTCTTGTCCCAGTCTTCCAATCGGAGGAACCGGGTCTGCTGCTTGGTGCGGATTCCCAGATGCAGCCGCAGGAACTTGGCGAGGTCTGCGGGAGACTGCCGGGCCTCGGCCGCCGCGCCCCTCAGGTACGCAGCCGACGGAGACACCCCGTAGCCCGGGTTGGCTCTCCGGTGCGTCGCGTCGGAGAACGGGTCGTCAGTCTCCTCGGCGCCCCAGATGACCCCGTAGGTGTCCGGGTCATGCAGCGAACCGCGGGCAAGCTGCTCGACGTACTGCCGCTTCCGGTCGTAGATCGACTCCTGCTTGCCCTCATCCGCCGTCGTGATCGTCACAACCAGCGGCTGACGGCGCGAACCCGTACCGGTCTCGATCGTCTCGACCAGATCCGGGGTCTTATGGACATGCAGCTCGTCGATGATCCCGCCATGCACGTTCGCCCCGTGCATGGCCTCCGCGACCGACGACACCACAGTGAAGTACGAGCCGCTCGCAGGATGAGTGATCTTCTTCGTGAAAGCCTGAACGTTGCCCTTCAGCGCCGGCGCCCGCTCAGCGATCAACTTGATCGGGTCGAACGTGTACCGAGCCTGCTTCTCCGACGTCGCCGCGGCATAGACCTGGGCGCCCGGCTCCCCGTCCGCCGCCATCAGATACATGGCGATGCCACCCGACAGCGTCGTCTTCCCGTTACGCCGAGGAACGTCCACGTACAACTTGCGGACGATCCGCGTGTAGCAGTCCGACTCGTCATCCCACCGCACCCAGCCGAACACCGGGGCAATGATGTACGCCACCTGCCACGGATCGGGATCCAGCGGCTTACCCGCCCACTTGCCCTGCGTGTGCCTCAACAGGTGGAAACTCTTCAGGACCTTGTCGACGCGGGCCGCATCGAACGCCGCACCGGGCGCCTCTCCCGGTGACGGGGTACGCACCTTCGGCGGGCAGTCCGGCAGCGGAATCCCACGCGACTCCAGGTACCAGCCGACCTCCGGATCAATGCCGAGATCAGCCAGATCCAGCGAACGGGTTCTCCTCTTGGTCGCCATCGCCACCGCCACCTCGCGACAACGCCTGTTCCGTCGAAGGCGTCAGGCCGAAGTGAGCAGCCCACGAGCGCATCTCGCGGCCGGCGTTCCGTGCAATGGCGACAGCCGGATGGGCCAGCATGCCCTGCTTCGCCTCGATGGTCAGACCGTCCCGCTGCACAATCGTCGTCGCCTCGACGAACACAGCCCACGCCTCGCAGTATGCGGCCAGGCCGGCGCGGTCCGACTCCTTCACCAAGTCCAGGCGGGACAGCTCGGGCAGCACCCGCTCCCACTCGGCTGCGGCTTCAGGGGTCAACCAGTCGGGAGCGGTTGGAGGGACGCGTTTGAACGCCGGACCCTTCTCGACCTTCCGGCCACCCGAGTCGCGGCCGGGCGATCGACCGGTCAGCAGCTTGAGGGTGGCGGGCGCAGCGACCTTCGCCATCACAGATCACCGCCCAAAGGGTTCCGCAAGGCTCTGACCTGCACATATGCGAGGTAACGCACGGTGACCCCCTATGGCTGAGGTGAGCGTGCGACCGCCGAGT